GCCTCTTTTTTAGCAGCAAGATCTGATCTAATTTGGGCAGCAACGGCGTTAGCTTTTGCAACCTCAGCCTTAGTTGGCGCTACATAATTTGAAATAACACCGGGGGTATTATAAGGAATAGCCATAATTTATCTTTAAGCCACGCTAGGGTTGATGGCGCCTAATAATGCAGATGCCCAATCAAACCAGTTATCAAACCCAACGGGACCCGGAATACCTTCATTCGTGAACACGTCAATCGCCTTCAACCCACGAGCCCATTCAGTCCAGTCCATGCCAGGCGTAGGAATAGCAAGTTGATTCGCCGCATACTGCTCAACCATAAGGCATGCCCAAGAGTCAAAAGTATGATACCTGGGGTCATAGACCAGCGGAGGGCTTACGCTCGGGGTCATCATGATCCGAAACCTCGAACGTCGCCAAGGTCCGCGTTCAACAGCAACTTACCTAATTGATAGTTACCGCCAACAATGTTTGAAATGAACCGCAGGCGTAACTCCCGGCGTTGCTCCTTCATGTCAATCTTGCCAATGTTAGCGTCAAACACATACGGAGTAGACTCCTGGTCATCACCCTGCGCAAATGGACGCCCGGTCACAACAAGGCTCATCTCACCTGCCATGACGAAGTCAGGCTCAACGCGCTCTAAGCGCAGCCACCGGTTATTGCCGGCTGGGGACATCTCAGCAGGACCACCGCTTACCCAACCAAGGTCGTTTGTCTCAAAGTAACTCTCAATCGCAACCGCGTTCTGGCCATTTACATAGTCAGTGCCGTACTCGTTCTGGAACACCTCAATTAAGTCCGGCTGCGTGCTAAACGTTAACAGCTCTGTGCCGGTCGCCGTAGCGTTAGCCGTCATCGTGATAACCATCGTCCAAATAGAGGTAACGGGTATTGAGAACCCAGTGCCACCGCCTAAGTCAGCGTCATCAACCTCAAGCACATCCCCAACCTGGTAGGTAGCGCCAGGGTTTACGATTGCGACAGCGGTCACAATATTGCCGGCAACAGTAATATTTGCCGTCCCGTTAAAGCCGGTGCCGGTTGTAAACGGAATATTAGAGTAAGACCCGTTCACATAGCCAGACCCGGCCGTAATAGCCCCAAGGCCGTTAATGCCGCTAGTTGTGACCGTCTGCACCTCAGTGCCGGCAGTAATCCCCGTCCCGCTAATAACCTGGCCTACGATAACGTCAGGGTAGTACGTCGCGGTATTAAGATAAGGAGAGCCGTTAACAATAGCCAAATCGTCTTGGAATACTTGCTCAGAGACGGTAGTTACCCAATCCGCTGCTACTGGGAAGGCAAATACCTGCGAGAAGTACCCAGCAGAGCGTCGAGCACCAAGCGCCTCTCCGGCGTCGTACCAGGTATTCTCGCGGATATTGTAGACAATCGCGTCGTTGCATTCAGTAGAATCACCACGCGGGTAGTACCACCAAACCTCACCATATCGAGGTACTTTCGTTACCCAAACCTTTTCCCTAGCGTTATAGTTTAGGTTATCGAAAAAGTAGTTCTGGTTCATGTTGTTTTCAATTTCCTTTACCGTACCGTTGTACAGGAGGAATCGATCAACACCGATCCAGTAATAGATGCCATCGTACTCAATCACGCACTGCGAGGACAAGATCGAAGTCTGGCTTGAAATAATGTCGTAACGCCAGAAGGTCGGGGTAGAAAAGTTAGCCGTTCCTGCGACGCCTAGCGACTGAGGGGCATAGGAGACGCGTATAAGGCTATCCAAGCTCCAGAACAGGCCTGAGGGGCTGTTAGAGCCACCACGCACGGGCAACCCCTTAACGATCTTCCCAGAGGCTACATTCACCTCATTAGCGTCCGCAGAGACCCAATCCTGTGCATTGCCGGCCGAGCAGTTTCTTATTAAGCCATCGTTACCAAAAACAAACACGTAAGGGTGGAGCACTACAAGGCCGCCAGAGACGCTGACGTTATTGTTAAAGGTAGCGGTAACTGTCGCACTTGCCGTAGCGTTAGCAGACAAGGTAACCGTCGTGCTAACAATAGACACGACCGTTGTCCCACCAGGTATTCCCGCGCCTGTTATAGACTGGCCAGCAGCAATTAAAATGTTAGTAGCGGCCAAGGTAACCGTAGCTACGGCGTTTGTTGTCGTTACACTGTCCGTAAAAACACCAATCTGAGACAAGGTCGTGCCTGTTACGTCACCAATCAACACAGGCGTGTTCGTGGTGTTATCAATTACAGCCAAATTCTGACCTGGATGCGCCACAAGAGTAGATAAGCCAGACCCAGCCACATCATAAAAACCGTCAAACTGCCAAAGGTTTAAATTAGACGGCGTGAAGTTATTTAACGTGAAGTTTTGAAAGCCAGATCCAACACCGTTACTGTCAATCGTTAGCGTCTGCAGGCCATCACTGTACCCACTAAAAATATAGGTAAGGCCGTTCCTTGGATTAACCCAAATACCCCGCGATGGGCCTGTGAGCTGAGCCGAGATAACCCGGTACCCACCCATCTTACGAGGGCGCTTACGCTGGAACCTGACCCACTTGCCGTCGGTATAGTAGGCCTTATCAAAAAGCGTCCCGTCCCGCTGAATCCCAGCGACAGTGTCAAGGGCAAAGACTTTTTGGGTCATGAGAAGACACCGCCAGCAATACCGCTAGGTACAGTCAAGCCGGAAACCGCTAAGGTCATCTCATTCACACCAAGGATAGACCAGCCGATCTCCCCAGAACCTGGCCGGTACATGCCAGTGTTTGTCTCAGAAGAAAAGTTTAAGGATGGGTTAACAACCGTCCCGTCAGACAAAGACGAAATGCTTGCGCCGGCACTAATCGTTGTTGCGTTATAAATATTTACCGAGTCACATAACAAAATAACTTGGTTCCCAGCAGGCACAATCGCCGTATTAGAGCCAGCCACGCCAGTCGTAAAGGTAATATCGTAAGGGCCAGGGTCCGTGGTTTGGTTAGAGATGTAATAAACCTGGACCGTCTGCGGGATTTCTACCGTCACCGCGCCGGACAATGTCCCAATATACTTCTGGACAACGTTAGCGGCCTCAGCAGAGGTCAAGGTATAGGTGCCGGTTGTTACCAGCTTTGTTAGCTGCGTGAAGTTAAACTGCGACACCTTACCCAAGCCAACCGTAAAATACGCCGTTCCAGAGCAGCACACAAAGCAAGAGTCGGCAGGTTGCAGGCTAACCGATGCAACGTCGTTAATATTTCCACTAGCCGGGGTAACCGCTAATGAGCCGGTCCCTCCATTGCGCACCAATACAAACCAATCGTTGCCCAGGGAGGCAGGCGTAGGCAGGGTAAACGTACCAGCGCCGCCGTTCCAGATGTAGCATGAGGCCCTGTCGGACGCCACAGCCGTATAGTTAGATGAGAAGGTTACCGTACTGTGCGACTGGTTTAAGGTCGTTGAGATGGCCTTTAAGCCGTACCCGGCTAGTACTGCCGCATCAGCCGATGATGTCCCAGCGCCGAATTGGAAAACGTTCCAGGTGCCGGCCTCGTCAGCGTTATCTGTTACATAGATATACTGAGCTTCTCCAGGGGCAATCGCAACAATAGTCCCGCCATCAAAGTCGGTTACCGTAAAACTAAAATTGCCGACGTTGTAAATCATCGCATCAGTGCCTACCGATGTCTGATTTGCCGGCGGCATGATCAAGTCCCACCCAGCCTGGTCAGGCAGAACGTCCATAATCCTCGCAGCCGCACTGTCAGCCGTGGTGCCGTTAATTGGCCACTCTAGCTGTAGATCCGCGGTTAATTCTATGTAGCGATAAGAAACGTCAGTCGGCTGGACTACGTTTCCTGTGAAGGGGCTGTTATATGACATAGTTAGGAGTCCAATGCGACGGCCTGACGGTCAGCTATGCGCATCGCATCCTCAGCCTTCAGAGTGTTGATAATGAGGTCGTACTGAGCCTGCCACATAGGCATCCGATCATCGTTCTTTAAGAACGGCATTGACTGCAGTAACGTCCCGTACAGCAAAGCCTGTGGAGCATAGACCGTGAACCAATTAGCCTGGTTAGTTGAGCTCAGCGGCTGGACCCGCTCGTAATAGATAACCTCAAAGTTATAGTCAAGGTCAGGCGTTGGCGCCACTAGCCAATGGGTGTAGTCGTAATCAGAGTAAAACTTCGGGACTTCCGTCTCGCTAGGATTCGGCCAGTACTCCCGCAGGTATTCAGGCTTGCGCAACAGGACCGGCTGCCGGTTGTCGGCCACTGTCACATTCATAGAAACCGTCTTGTGCCATCGAGCAGGCTTATCAATCACCGACTGCGTAGCAATCATCTGGCTTTCTTGGACCGTCAGGTTGCCTAGAAACTTGATCTGGCTGGCGATAACCTGCTCAGCTAACATAATAAAAGTAGGAATCTTGTCTACCGTGGCGGTATCAGTCCGCTCCAGATAGGAGATCACGTCAGCCACTAGGCTGTCATAGGTCATCACAACTGCGGAGGTCATAATACTTTCCCTTAAACTTTCATAGACTTATAGCCATTTTAAGGTTATGTTGTAACTATGTAAAACGTGTATTTATTTGGCCAAATACCG